GAATGGGTAATGAAAATGACAACTCTACCGTTGGAACATTAACAATTTTTAATCCTAGTAGTTCTGTTTTTGTAAAACATTTTATTGCAACAACTAATTATGTTTATAATTCAGATTATACAGATAATCATTATGTTGCTGGTTATATAAATACTGCAACAGCTTTAACAAGAGTAAGGTTTAAAATGTCATCTGGCAATATGGATAGTGGAACAATAAAAATGTACGGAGTGGGGCCGAAACAATCATAATGGCATTAGTTAAATACAACGATAGATCTCTTAGAAATCTAACCACGGTTCCTGCAGCGGTAACAGGTAACGCTCCAGGTGCACTGGTACACATTAAAACTTTAACAGCTAGTTCTAGCTCTACTCTATCTTTTGTTGATGGCAGTGATAGTGTTGTATTAGATAACACATATCCTATTTATAAGTTTGAGTTTATAGATATACACCCAGCAAGTGATAATGTTTCATTTGAATTAAACTTTAGAGATGGTGGAACAGATTATGATGCAACAAAAACAACAACATATTTTAGAGCATATCATAATGAAGATGATTCTGGAACAACACTAAGTTATAGAACTGCTGAAGATTTAGCACAATCTACAGGATTTCAAACTATTGCAGATGCTAATAGTAATGATAATGATCATTCTCATGCTGGATATTTAAGATTATTTAACCCATCATCAACTACTTTTGTAAAACATTTTATGTTAGAATCTCATCAATCTTTTGCAAATAATTCAGCACATAGAACTTTTATTGCTGGTTATTGTAATACAACAACTGCTATTGATGGAGTTCAATTTAAAATGAGTTCAGGTAACATAGATGCAGGACAAATTAAACTTTATGGAATAAAGGACGCATAATGACATTACCTACTTCAGGATTAATTACAGTAAATGACCGAGGAGCTAGAGCAGCTACTACTTTTGGATCGGTTGCAGCTGTTGGTGGTAACATGGTGTTTATTAAAAAGTTAACTGCTAGTTCTAGTGGCACATTAAGTTTTGTTGATGGGGCAAGTAGTGTTGTATTAGATTCTACCTATAAAGAATATGTATTTACATTTAAAGATATTCACCCAAGTGCTAGTGCTAGATTGCAATTTCAAGGAAGTACAGATGGTGGTTCTAATTATGGAATTACAATAACCTCAACAATGTTTAGAGCATATCACAAAGAAGATGATTCAGAAACAAATTTAGTTTATACTAGTGGAAATGATTTAGCACAATCAACTTCTTTTCAAGATATTTATTATAATGGCTCATCTCCTAATAATGATACTTCTAATTGTGGAATAATAAACCTTTTTAATCCTAGTTCAGATACATTTGTAAAGCATTTTATTTCAACTTCAAATTCTGAAGCTGGAACAAATGGTACATCAACTAACTTTTTTACCTCTGGCTATTTTAACACAACTTCTGCAATTAATGGCATTAGATTTCAAATGAATACAGGAAACATAGACGCTGGAGATATTTGCCTTTACGGAATTCTATAAAACAATTAATAATTAAGGAGAAACATAATGCCAAGATATCATAATATAAATGGTAACAGGGTACAATTTACAGCAGCTGAAGAAACAGCTAGAGACAATGAAGAAACAGCTTGGGCTAATGCAGCTCCTGCTAGAGCTTTAGCGGATCTAAGATCTAAAAGAGACGGTCTTTTAAAAGCATCTGATTGGGAAATTACATCGGAACTTGAAAAAGGTAATGCTATATCATCTGATATGAAAACCTACAGACAAGCTCTTAGAGATTTACCTGCAGGTAAAGACACTGTTGCTAAATGTACAAACGCTACGTGGCCGACTAAACCCTAATGGCACGAAAGTTTAAGTCATTTGAAGAAAGACCAAAACCTAAGAAACGTCCAAGGGTACATAAGAAATCAAAAAATAAACAGGAGAAGCGTAGCTTCAAAAAATATAATAGACAAGGGAGATAGATAAACATGGCATTAACAGACGCACCTAATACTACAACTTTGCCAGAGGGTGTATTACAACCTACAACTACAGAACAAGCAGGAAGTCGTAAAGTTATTTCTGTAATTGATACGTTATTAAATACACCAACATTACCTACAGGTACTACTGTAACTCCTTCATTACAAACTGTACAGGCTAATGAGTCAATGGCAACACCAGGTTTAACTGGGCAAGTTGTAGCTGCTACTCCAACACCAGGAACTGTACCTACAATAACTGCACAGACTGTACCTGGATCTATGGCAGCAACAGAACAAACTACTGCTGCACCTGCAAGTATGACAGCGGCACAAGTAGCTGGAGCAACTCCAACTATGACAGCTGAACAAATGTCAGGTTTAACTGCACCCGCAGTAGCTGCAACAGGAACAGTAGATCCAAATGCAACTGTACAAGGACAACTAGCAAAAATTAATCAAGATATTGAAACATCATTATCAACTGGATCTGCACTACCAGCATACCTAAGAGGTGTAGCTAAGGCTACTCAATCTGCTATGGCTGATCGTGGATTAAGTTCTAGTTCTATGATGGCTGAAGCACTAGCTGATGGATTATTAACTGCTTCTATACCTATAGCAAAAGCAGATGCTGATACATATAAGCAGATGATATTTCAAAATCTTAGTAATAGACAACAAGCTAACATAGCAAATGCTAATAGTTATTTCCAAATGGATATGACTAATCTGTCAAATAGACAACAAGCATCATTACAAAATTTAAATGTAAGACAATCATTCTTACTATCAGATCAAGCAGCCGCAAATGCTGCAGCACAGTTTAATGCTAATAGCAAAAATCAAGTAGATCAATTTTACTCTAATTTATCACAACAAATAAAATTACAAAACGCTGCAAGATCAGATGCTATGAATCAGTTTGCAGTTGTTGAAGGTAATAAGATATCTGGTATAAATGCAAATAATCAAATAGCAGTAGACAAAGCTAATGCAGATAGAGCACAAGTATTAAACCAATTTAATGCACAAGTAGAAAATCAAAGACAACAGTTTAATCAACAAAACCAAAGAGTTATTGATCAATCAAATGTTGAATGGAGAAGAACTATTAATACTGCAAATACAACTATTACTAATGCAACTAATCAATTAAATGCACAGAACTTATTAAACCTATCTAACTTTGCTATGTCATCTATGTGGCAACAATGGAGAGATGAAGCAGCTTGGGTTAATAGTTCATCTGAGAGTGAATTAAATAGAGCACACAATGTTGCAATAGCTGCATTAGAAAGATCTACAGATTTAGATTTAGCAGATGCAAATAAAACATCTAAACTAATACAGTTGCTTGGTAGGTTTGGGATATCAATTATAAACGATTAGGAGGATTATGGATTTTGGTAGTATAGTAAATATAGGTAAGGGGATTAAAGATTTTTTTGAAAGTGATACAGCAAAAAGTATATATGATGGTGCTAAGTCAATATATGATTATATGAAAGAAAAGTCTGATGATATGAAAGCAATGGGGCCATTAGAAAGTTTAGGAAATCCTAATACTAATTTAGGAGGAGAAGTTCCAATAGGTACTTCAAGATCTAGAGCAGGTAAGCCTAGCTTTGGTGATATACAAGAGGCATCATTTTATAAATATGCACAACTACAAAATACTGTAAGATATTTATATAGCCAAAAATCTAGATATAAAAGTATAGCAAAGGATAAAGGATAATGGAATTAGATAAGTTAATAGATCAGTTTAAAAATCAAACAATGCAAGAGACAGGAAGTTATACTGAGCCTGAAGATAATGTTTTTGATGCACCAATACCTGGACAATCTTTAACGGATGAACCTGGAAATTATCCTTGGGAACATGCACCACAAACAGCATCAATTGAAGAAGCAACTGATTATGTTTATGAAAGTATAATGAAAGAAAAAAACATGGAAAGAATGTTTACACTTTTAAGAATGGGTATACCAGTTGAAGCCTTAGTTAAAGTAATAACTTTTTCTGGATTTTTAGAAGGTAAATGGACAGTGGATGTTGCTAAATTGTTAGAGCCAATTGTTGCAATGATGATCACTGGTGAAGCATCACTAGCAAAAGTACCAGCTAAAATTAATTTAGGAGATGCTGGAGATGAAGATTTTTATAGAGATATGTCTGAAAGAAAATTTGATATGAAAGAAAATGAAGAAGCGATGAAAAAAGAATTAGACATGCCAGATAGTAAAGCTGCTGATATAAAAGGCTTAATGGCAAAACTAGGAGAATAGAATGGGAATATTTAGCGACTTTGCAAATAGTGCTGCAGGAGATTTAACTATAGGTGCATTTGAAGGTTTACAAGATGCTGCACAAAAAGATGTAGTAGTAAATGCAACAGCATCAAATAATGCACTTCAAAAAGAAAATGAAGCATTTGCAGTAACAGAAACAGCATTTAAAAATAGACAAGAGGTTGCAAATCTTTTTGCAGCAAATCCAGAGGTATTTGGATTAAGTGCACAAGAAGGTTTAACTACAGATCAAGTAGCAGATAGATTCGCTAATTTTATGTTCTTACAACAAAGAAGTATCTTTGAAAATAAAGATATAGATAAAGTAAAACAAAATGTTGCTAAGTTTATGGCAACTAATCTTGGCCAAGGATTTGATATATATGATCCGTATGTAAGTGGTGCAGATAGATTTGTTAGAGAAAGAGAATTACACCAAGCTAG